AAAAATGTTAGGAGCAATAAAATGAGAATTAATATCAGCAAACTTGGATTAAAGAAAAAATCAGCAGAAGTAAAAACCACGGTAAAGGTTGTCAATGAAGCTACTAATCTTCAAATTTTGATGTTAAAGATGGACAAGATGCAATTGGATTCAGAAGCTGACCCTCTAACTGTCATGGAACAGTCTCAAAAGGCGGTCACAGCCATGACTAGCTTCCTTCAAGCTGTTTTAAAGTTGTCAGAAAAAGAATTAGACACGGTAATGAATGCCGTCACTATGAACGAATTGTCAAACTTTATCAGTTATGTATTGGCACGGATTCAAGGATTAACTGATGAACAATGGCAAGAAACACTCAAGGAGAATGAGGACGAAGAAGACCCAAAAAAGTAATGGGTCGCCTCAACGTTCTAATTCATGACTTAGAAGATGCCCAAGAAGACCATGCCTACTTTAAGCAACAGATGATGGCTAATTCTGGGGTACTGCCATCTCAATTGGACGGAGAAGACTATTACGAACTGATCAGAATTAACCAAGCAAAGCCTAAAGATAAACGTGCTGAAGACCCTATGGCAATGGTTAATCGATTGAGAGGTAAGTAGAAAGGAGGCCCACTAATGGCGACCGTAAGTAACATAATGGCAACCGAAGTTAAGCTAGATACTGTCTCAGCGTCCTCTAGTCTTAAAACTCTGAACAATGCTATTAAAGCAACCACTAACGAATGGAAGGCTAATGAGATTAGCTTAAAGTCTGCAAAGGACAGCCTGGGCGCAGCACAAGCTAAATATGAAGGCCTTGGCAAGACCATGCAAGCCTTGCAAGCCAAAATTGATAAGTTGAAGGAACGTCAAGCAAGCCTTGATACTTCAACGACTAAAGGCAGTGATAACTATGCTCGGCTTTCTAAGGACTTAGCTAACGCCGAGAATAAGATGGCATCCTTAACTGCCCAACAAGGCCGTGCCAAAAAATCAGTAGACTATTATCAATCTGGCTTGGCTGACTTGCAAGAACGGTACAAGTCAATCACGTCAGTCTCCAAGTCTTATGTAGAAGCTTTAGAGAATCAAGGAAATAAAGCTCAAGCTGGTAGGGCTAAGCTTAATGGATTGCGGGAGTCCTACCGTAACCTTTCGGATCAGTTGAAAATCCAGCAAACTGAGTTAGCCAAGCTTAAGACTAGTTCTGGCGGGGCCAGCGAAGCCTACAATAAGCAACTTGTTCGGGTTAATCAAACAACTGCCTCAATGGCTAAACAGAAAACTGAGATCGGCCAATTAGCCGGTAAGTATGGCACCATGAGTAGTAGTATGGCTAAGATGTCAGATGGGGCGGCCAAAGCTAGACACAGGATTGCAAATATTGGTCAAGCATTTAAAGGCGCCGCAATTACGGCCGCAGCTGGGTTAACTAGCCTAGGTGTTGCGACGATTGCTGGTGCCAAAAAGGCCACAAATTTAAACAAGGTGTACCAGGTCAATCAAAATTTATTAGTTACTTCTGGTGAGAAAGCACGTCAGGCTATTTCCCAAGTCTCTAAGATGCAACGAGATGGCGCTAAATACTCCGTTAAGTATGGGGTAGCACAGCAAGAGATTGCTGAACAGTACCAAGACTTAATTAAGCGTGGTCATACTGGGGCCGAAGCTATCGCCGTTATGAAGTCAGAATTACAGGCTTCTGTGGCCTCTGGAGATGATTTCAAGGATGTCATTAAGGTTTCTTCACAAGCAATTGAAGCCTTCGGCATGAAGACCAATAACACGGCTAAAATGGTGAAAAATACCAAACGAGTGGTTAATGACTTGGCATATGCTTCGGATGTTACCGCGACTGATTTTCATAGCTTAGGTAAAGGCATGGAGTACGTTGGCGATTCTGCTAACAACGCCGGATTCTCAATTGAACAAACTTCCGCCGCCTTAGGCGAGTTGTCTAACCATGGTATGGAAGCTGACAAAGCCGGAACAGGGCTGCGTCAGGTGATCACGCGTTTAGCTGCACCGACAAATGCCGCTGCTGGGGCATTGGAACAGATTGGTATTAAGTCTACCAAAGTGTTTGAAGATACTAAGGGTAATTTTAAGTCACTACCAGCCATCTTCAAGATTATTAACGACCATACGAAAAAGCTTGGTGGGGCTGACACTGCCCGTATTTTTAAGACAATTTTCGGTCAAACCGGTATGCAGGCCGCTCAGGTACTTGCTAAGTACGATGGGTCACTGAAAAAGTTAACCGATGATGTTACCAATGCGGGTAAAAAAGGTGAGTACGTCCAAAAATTGGCCAATAAGAACTCGAATAACGCCATGATGAACGTAGAGCGATTCAAAATGGCTGGTCAACAGCTAGAAATTATGATGGGTTCTAAGCTTTTACCTGTCATTACTCGATCTGCTCAAGATATGACTAAAGCTTTCAACAACAAGGATACTCAAAAGGGGCTCACTTGGTTAATTGGTGGCGTTGCCAAGCTTGCTGGTGGTTTACTTAAGATTATTGAGTTTGCTTCCAAACACACCAAAACGATTGCTGCCTTTGCCGTTGCCTTAGGTAGTGTTTTAGCTGTTTCGAAGATTGCTCGATTCATTGCCGCAACTACTGAGGCTATCGGAGTAATTAAAAATTTGGTGGTCGTTCAAAAGCTTGCTACAGCCGCTCAATGGTTGTTCAATGTAGCCTTGGATGCTAATCCAATTGGAATTGCGGTTGTTGCTATTGGGGCTTTGGCTGCGGGATTTTATGAAGCGTATAAGCATATTAAACCATTTAGAGATGCCGTTAATGGCGTTGCTTCTGCAATTGGCAAATGGGCCAAGGGAACTTTTAAGGCCGCTGAGAAAGCTTTATCTTCATTTGGTAAGACGGTTAAAAATGTCATGAAGGGAATTGGCGAGTTCTTTACGGGAAAACTTGGTTGGGAACAAGCGATTGGAAAAGCGATTGGAAAAATGGTTAAAAGTGCTCAAAAAGCATTCAAACCATTAACTAATGTTTTCGAAGCATTTATTAAGGATGTTCAAGCGATATTCAAAGGATTTGCCAAAGTTCTTGAGTATGCCATAGTCATTCCAATTGCCTTTGCTGTCGGTCTTTCAATTATTGCTTGGCGAAAGATCGAGAAACCAGTAATCTCAGTTGTCAATGCAATTAAATCTGGGGTATCGAAAGGGTTCAAAGCAGTTGCTAAGGAAGTATCAAGTATCTGGAAAGGGGTTACCTCGACGACCAAGAAAGCTTGGAACTTGGTTTACAAGTACGTTCTTAGCCCGGTAACCAAGGTATACAAAGCGGTTAATAAGTACATTGCTAAAGCAACTGTAAAAGCCATCTCAACTGCTTGGAAGACTATTAAGTCATTAACTCACGATGCTTGGTTGTTAATTCAAAAGTATATCGTCAAGCCTGTTGAGTATATCTGGAAGATTATTCAGAAGTACATCGTTAAGAATATGGTTAAAGGCATCTCTACCACTTGGGATACCATCAAGGACTTAACTCACGATGCTTGGTTGCTCATTAAGAAGTACACGGTCAACCCAGTTATCTCTGCTTACAAGACAGTATCTAAGTGGATTAACAGGCTGTTAAACACCATTACCAAGGTTTTAGGTAGCATTAAGAAGGTCTGGAATGGTATCTGGAACAGCATTAGCAATACCTTCAAGGAAATCTGGAAGAATATTAGGTCCATTGCTCAAGATGGCATCAATGATGTTATCAGTATTTTAGACACAGGTATCGGCGGTATTGATTCGGTTATCCATGCCTTTGGTGGCAAGAAGAAAGCCATTGGAACCATTTCTAAGGTTCATTTGGCCACTGGTACTGGGTTATTCTCTGGTAACCGTAAGGCAATCACTAAGCCTACCATGGCGGTACTAAACGATGGCAACGATTCTCCGGAAACTGGTAATAAAGAGGCTGTATTCCTTCCTAACGGTCAATCTGGAATTGTACAAGGCAGAAATACCCAAGCCATGTTACCAGCCGGTACAGAGGTTCTGAACGCATCTGAGACCAAGCTGTTCATGGGTATGCAAGGGATTACCCACTTTGCCAAAGGTAGTAGTAACTGGTTCGGAAGTCTGATGAGCGGTATCGGATCAGGAATTGGTGATGTATCCGGCTGGTTAGTTAAGAAAACAGCTGGATTGAAGAAGTTATTCACCACTGCTGAAAAGATTATTGCCCACCCAATTAAGAGTCTGGACTCAATGTTTAACTACACTAAGGCCGGTGCTGGCGTTGTTGCTGACATCACCAAAGGAATGTTCAATGACGTTAAGAAGCAAGCTGGTAACTGGTGGAGTTCCCTTTGGTCAATGGTTGATTTAGATGGAGGTTCTGCTGGTGGTAACTGGCGGCATAATCCGGGATTGTCTGAGACCAATGGCTTCGGCGCTCCTCGTAGCTTTGGTAGCCATGATGGTGTTGACTTCTCAGGACCTCTTGGTTCAGCTATTAGAGCGGTCCATGGTGGTACTGTTACTCACGTTGGACGACCATTACACAACTGGCCTTACAGTCAATTGGGCGATGTTATTACAGTTGCTTCTAACGATGGATGGCAAGAAATCTACCAAGAATTTGGTGGAATGAACAACATTAAAACCAGTACAGGAGATGTCATCAAGACTGGACAAAAGATTGCTACTCTTGGACGTTTAAATGGTGCTGGTAATGGCCCACACGTCCATATTGGGGTATCCCATGGTTCTCTATGGGACCACGGAGGTTCATCAACCAAAGGCTGGTATGACGTAACTAAGATGCACGGTAAATCTGATGGTTCTCCTAAATCTAGTAAGCAATCCGGCAACATCAAAGGGATTAAATCCCAAGTTGGTTCAGGATTCTTCAAGTTTATGTCAAAACTAGCCAACATTTTTAACAGTAATGGTTCAGATGGTGGAAGCTCAGCTAAGCCTACTGGTAGTCATATGCACTGGCTAGAACAAGCTGGTATCCCAGCCTCTCAATATTCGGCTTATAACTACATTATTTCTCATGAATCAGGTTGGAATCCTAAAGCTACCAACTCTGTTAGTGGTGCTTATGGATTACCACAAGCATTGCCAGGAAGAAAAATGGCAAGTGCTGGTTCAGACTGGAAAACCAACCCAATCACCCAGTTGAAATGGATGAAGAAATATGTTGGCCGGTATGGTGGCATTGAAGGAGCACAAAGGTTCTGGGAAAGCCATCACTGGTATGCCAATGGTGGTATTAGCCGATTTGAAAAGTTAGCACATATCTCAGAAGGTAACAAGACGGAATCGATCGTACCATGGGATATTACCAAGCGTGCACGAGCATACCAGATTATGGATTCGACCATGAAAGAGTTTGCTAAGACGGATAAGCCACAACAATCCAATACCCAATCCGCTCAATCAACCGATTTATCTGAATTGATTAAGCAAGGGAAGGAAATTATTGGATTGATGGCTGAATTAATATCCGGGCAACAAAATCCTGTACCTGCTGTTGTATCTGCTAACGATATTTACAGTGGCTATAACCAAGTAAAAACGAAAAAGAGTTTAAGTAAAAATCTAGGAAGGGGATATGTAAATGGCATTCAATGATGTTAATACCTTTGACTATGCCTTTGATGAGAACGGTACCGGTGGCTTCAATTCCGACAAGGATTTGGAAGTTCTGGTCAACCATGTATCAAAGCCGATTGCCCCAACGATAACCGAATCCTTCCAAGACGTTCCCGGTAGATATGGGGGCGTTTTTTTAGGCAATAGTTACGGGGAAAAGCAGATAGACATTCCGATTACCATGTACCCCACTGACCGGGAAGATTATAACCGGATACTGAATAATCTATCGAAGGCCCTTATTAATACCCCTGACGATGCTGGTACTCAGTACCCACTAAGGTTTAATGACCAACCAGAGGTAGTCTACTACGGGCATTTTACCGCCATTCCTACCCCCACTTTTCTCAACGAAGGGGTTCAGGATTGTACCACTACGTTAACCTTTATGCTGGCTGACCCACGGGGGTTTCTACCCCAGCGTGATATCAAGATTACCAGTAATGAACAGGTTATCAGCCCAGCCGGAAACACTGCTGTTCAACCAGTTATTCATATCATTCCCAAGACTGACCTGTATTACTTCGGTTACACCTTGGGAGAACAGTATGTAGCAGTTGGTTACCATGTTGACGATGGTTCAACGGTTACGGATGCTAACGGTCATGTCACTAGCTTAACGCCTCATCAAGAACTTCAGGTACACGACCCTTGCAACTCAATGAGTACATGGTTTCAAGCTGGTGCCGATACCCAAGAAATTAAGGTATATCGTGGTGAGAATGATGGCAAAGCAACTGCTACAGCCTCAGCATTAATGGTCGCCAAGGATAGTAAAGGCCATTACAACTGGGGGACTACTGGTAAGCATAAGGACTTCTATGGTCCCGTTATTATTCACCAAGGTATTCCCAAGATTAGCAATTACTGGAAAGTGTCCATGAGATTCCACCATATCAAAAGGATGAAAAAAAACGAACGGGCCATGGGCAAGGTTGAAGGTTATCTGCTGGATTCTAATGGAAATGTTTGTGGACGAATGGGTATTACCGATTATGCAGAAGGACGGTACCCTCGTGGTTACATTCAACTGGGGAGTTCCTTTAATGCAACCAAAGACAAGGGCAATTACCTCACCCTTCTGTACAACGAAGGTGGCCGTAAAGTTAATGGGAAAAATCATCATGATATAAAGGTTCACTTAACCAAGACGGTAAAGGTTAAGACTACCTCCAAAGCTAAGACCAAAGCTAAATCAGCCAGAATGTATCAAGCTACCATTAAGCGGGAGTCCTTCAAGGCCGCCGCTAAGAAAACGACTAAGAAAAAGAAAAAGAAGGCAACTAAGAAGGTTACCAAGAAGAAGTCCGGCGGTAAGCGTAAGTCTACCAAGGTTTCTAAACCAAAGGTTAAGACTAAGTCCAAAACCATTAAGACTTATGTCATGGAGACCACGTATATGAACTCTGATGCTTATTCTAACTTCTTCGGTGAGTTCTCATTGGAGCGCCAAAAGAAGACCATTGGTGGCAAGGTGTATGACAACTGGGTGGCCGAGATTAACGAGTTCAATCCCAAGACTGGGGTTGTTTTCTCAAAAAACACGGCCGGTAAAGTCCACATTCACACAGAGAAATTAGATAAGTCGGGAAAGTTTGGATTTGCCTTGGCTAATGTGGCGGCTTGCTTCATGAAGCACGATATTAAGGAAGACTTAGTCAGTCCCAAGGTGGCTTACAAGTCGGATTTTGAGACGTTAACCGACCTTAAGATATACACTTCTGATGGATCGGATGACCCTGATGATATTCCTCATGTTATCGCTCATGCAGGGGAAGAAATCATCATTGATTCCGCTGATAACACGGTTACCGTGGCTGGTAGAAACGTTGATAAGTATGTTTCATGGCTATCTACATTCCCACCAATTGAAGGTGATGTCAGCCAAGTGATGCACTTCACACCGGACCCAGCCAACTCAGATATAACTTTGGAATATAAACCAGCCATTAAATAGAAAGGAGTTAAGACGTGTGTACGTCATTCTTGATAAAAACCTTAAACGAGTTGCCACCTTAAATACGGCGACTGATACAAATATCTTCTGGGGTGAGACTATTCAGCAACAATTGGCCGATGATAATTCTTCAAACGACAGCATTACCGAAGCTAGTCTCGCTAATGCTTCTGATCCCAATGCTAACTCAAAGAGTTGGAATGATACCTTTACCGGTCTCACTATGGTAGCGGATAGTCCAGCGGCTCAATATCTGAGAGTAGGCAATCACTTAGCGGCTTATGACCAAGCAAATGATCGCTGGCGAGTTTACCGAATATACACCGTTGATGAGACCATGGATACAACCTCCGGAACTAACCTTATCTCAGCCGATGCCATTAACCTCTTAATCTGGCGATTAGGGAAGACAATTCCCACCAAAAAAGAGATTAAAGAGTGTGCCTTACCAGCGGCCATGAACTGGATTATTGCTGGTACCGGAATAACACTGGTGGATAATGCAACTTCTGGACTGCTTTCAGACTTTTCCATCGATGGTGAGTCATCTTCTCAAACTTTGCTTCAAACGATCCTGACGACCTACGATTGTGAAGCCGATGGGTACGTTAAGTTAGATAGTTCTGGGATTGTGACAGATACCATTTTGGAATTATCCGACCAACGGGGGCAGAATACTGGTAGACGTATCACTTACGGCGACAATATGCTTAGCATTAAAAGGGAGACGGTCGATACAACTCTGATTACCAAACTGTACGTCTATGGTTCCGGTGGAGCTTCGATCAGTACCGCTAAGGGTAATGGTGGTCGTAACTTTGTCACCGATGCCTCTGCTAATAGTCGGTACAACAGCGATGCCAACACTTGGCTGGAAGGAAGTGTTACCAGTTCTACGGTCAGTGAACCCGATGCCTTACTATCGTTGGGATTGAAGACACTCAGACTGTACAACCACCCACGGGTGAATTATTCCGTAGATGTAACCAGTGATTTTGATGCCCAATTAGGCGATACCATTAAGGTAATCGACCTGACTATGACCCCAGTATTAACCTTGCAAGCCAGAGTAATCCAACGGACAACATCCGAGAGTGACCCAACTCAGAATAAGGTAGTCATCGGGGAATTCAGCACGGTTACCGTTGTCACTCCAAACTTTATTAAAAACATGGAACAGCGGTGGAATGACCATGTTAAAAAGCTATTTGAAGATGCCAAAAAGAACCAAAATGCTGCTAGTATCAGCCTAATAACTCCGCTAGGCCAATCGTGGACAAATACTGACACCAGTAAAAGGGTAATCGCAAGGTTATTCATTGAAGGTGAGAATGTTACGTCCTTCTTATCAGCCGCGGCTTTCAATTGGGAGTACGTTCAGCAAGACGGTACACATAATCTAACTTGGGAAGCAGAACATTCTAAGGACGGCTATGAAGTCACTATTACCCCACCATTCGTTGGTAGCTTAATCGTATCAATTGACGATGCCTTCGTTAAGGACGAGTCTGAGATGTGGATAGACACTGGTACTAACGCTGACGGCACCTTCAAAAAGTTGTGGGAGACCACTGACGGTAACCCTGATGAGTTCGGTAATAATCACGTTGGGGCATTGCAATTCTCTTACAAAATGAGTAATGGTGAGGTACTTGCCAGCTATGCGTACAAGGGAAAGCAAAATCAGTCCAATCTAAGCGATTGCCAATACCTACATTGGGGTGCTGATGGCAAGTTAATTGATTCCATGATCGTTCAAGGAGGTCAACATGGCTCTTCCTTTGGATATGATGAAGCCAACAACTTGATTTACTCCCAGATTAAGGATTTAAGTGGGGGAAAGAAATGGTTAGCAACCTTCCCATACACCCCACATGCTGTAATCAGTAGTGGTTCCAGCACCGTTAATAAGTGGTGTGAGATGGAAACTTATGTACGGCCTAACGTTGACCTTACTAATGGTCTATGGATTGGGAGTCAGATGGACGGCACGGTAGAAGTATGTAATATCTCGGATTTGAAAGCCGGCAATTATTTACCGATTATCCGATTCAAATTGCAGGACTTCGGTTGGGACCCTGTACCCTCTGGTGTGACTAACAATGGCAAGTATAATACCGTTCAAGCTAATTCAATTGCCTACCCATACGCCTTCTTTAGTGCTGGTGACGTCAATAATAAGGATGACCGACTAGTAATGTGTATCAATCTCATTACCCAGTCAGTCATTTTTAATTACCAGATTGAACCTTCACAGGATATTCAGCTGACTGTACCGATTGAGTATGGCGGCCACTTTGAACCAGAAGGGATATACCCGGACTTAGCGCATGACCAGTTAATAATTGGCTTCAATGTCAGTGAGTACCGAGACGCAGCTCATAATACCATGATTAGTCACTCTGGCTTATGGTCAATCCCAATTGGTATCCGTGACGATAGTAAGGACTTAGCAATCACTTACCCAGCTGAAGATGAAGGGGAAAACACCGAGGTAGAAGAACCAGTGGTAATCCCTGA